TGGGGAAGCGTGCATGTGCAAAAATACCCCCGGGGGGTATTGAGCAGGTGGGACGCAAGACATTGCCCAACGAAGTCAAGCGCAAGCGTGGCACGCTGCAGCCTTCTCGGATGCCTGCCAAGCAGTCAAGCGGGGTGGCTGCACTTGACAATCTGACCATGCCTGAGGGCCTTGACCCCGTCGCTCAAGGCGTCTGGGTGCGGATCACGTCAGCGTGCGACTGGCTCGCCGAGTCTGACCGCTCCGCCCTCACCATGCTCTGCAAGGATGAGGCGATGCTGGCGCAGCTTACTGCTAGGCTGGAGGCTGACGGCGTGGTGCTCTTCACGGACAAAGGCTACGCCTACGCTCACCCGGCATGGGGGATGCGCACCGCAACGGAGGAGAGAATCTACAAGTGGATGACCTCACTGGGACTGACGCCAAGCGATCGAGCAAGGCTCGGCATCGCCATGGTGCAGGCAAGGACGCTGCTGGAGGAGTTCCGCGAGAAGTTCGCGGCGCTCCCGACTGGCCCCCGCGATACCTGACCCCTACACCCCAGGCTGATCTTGACCGCTCGCAGGGCGATCAGGTGGCAGACTTCGGGGAGGCGCTGGTGCCCATCGCCAAGGACTCCATCGGCGGGCTCTCAGGCGAGCCAATCCACTTCCGACCATGGCAGCGCAACCTGCTGCGTCACGCTCTAGCACGCAAGGCAGACGGCACCTATACGCACCGCTTCTTCATGGTTGGCGCAGCCCGCAAGAACGGGAAGACGGCGCTGCTCTCAACCGTGCCGCTGGCGCTCGGGCTCTTCGGTGATCAGGGCGGTGAGATTTACTCTGCAGCTGCTGATCGGGATCAGGCGAAGCTGGTGATGGCGCACGCCAAGCGTGCAGTCGAGATGAGCCCCATGCTTGCCGAGCAGATCAAGGTGTTCAGAGACACGCTGGAGTTCAAGCCCACGGGCACCATCTGGCGGGCGCTGTCGTCTGAGGCATACACGAAAGAAGGACTCAGCGCCACGCTGGTGCTGGCTGATGAGCTGGCGGCATGGCCCAACCGCGATCTCTTCGACGTGCTCTCACTCTCAATGGGCGCCCGTCGCAGCCCGCTCTTCTTGGCGATCACCACGGCTGGGCAGCGCACGGATCAGACGGGCATGGACTCCATCGCTTACACGCTCTACCAGTTGGCGCGCCGTCGGATCACTGGCGAGCATGAAGACTCAACCCTTGGGATGGCGTGGTACGAAGCCGAAGAAGACGCCTATCTGCACCCTGAGAAGTGGGGGCAAGCCAACCCGGGGCTGCTCTCAACCCCGCCGCTGCTGAGCCTTGAAGACTTGACGTCAGCCAAGATGCGCACCCCTGAGGCAGAGTTCAGGACGAAGCGGCTCAATCAGTTTGCCGCTTCAGGTCAAGCCTTCTTGCCTGCTGGGACGTGGGACGCCTGCGCCGACACCAGCCTGCAGCTGCAAGTTGGCGACTCTCTCGTGGTGGGGTTTGACGGCTCGTTCAGCAATGACTCCACGGCGATCGTTGGCGTGCGTCTAGAAGATCATGCTGTCTTCGTGCTCGGACTCTGGGAGCGCCCGATTGACGACCTCAGTTGGCGCGTCCCCGTTGAGGACGTCGAGATGCGCATGGAAGAACTCTGCAAGACGTATGACGTCCGAGAGATCAACTGCGACCCGTTCAGGTGGCAGTCTGTCATGGAGCGATGGCAGCAGGCGGGCCTTCCCGTTGTTGAGCATCCCCAGAGCCCAGCGCGTATGACCCCAGCAACCGCCGCCTTCTACGATGCCGTGGTGAACGGACGTCTCAAACATGACGGAGATCCGCGCATTGCCCGGCACGTCAGCCAAGCCACGCCATACGTCACGCGCTATGGGGTGCAGGTGCGCAAGGGCAAGGATGCAGGCAAGAAGATTGACTTGTGCGTGGCAGCGATTATGGCGTGGGGGCGTGCTGCTACTCTAGGCGCAACGCCTGCGGAGAAGCCACGGGCAGCCGTCAGCTTCATTGAGTTGTAAGGAGTCGCATGGGTATCGTTGACCGCATCCTTGGACGACAGACAGAAGAGCGAGCCGTCGGCGGCATGTGGGCCGTTGACACGGATGCCGCTGGCACGAGCCTCAACGAGAAGAACGCGACGACCATCGGAGCGTTGTATGCGTCGGTGTCTTTATACGCAAACACAATCGCATCCATGCCAGTGGGCGTCTTCTTGCGCCAAGACGGTGTACGCCGTCCAGTGACTCGCCCACGTTGGCTTGACAATCCAGTGCCAAACAATCCGAACTACACCCGCTTTGACCTCATGCACCGTACCGTCAGCAGCTTGCTGATTGACGGAAACTCCTTTCTCATGGTGCTGCGCGACGGTGCCGAGATTGTAGAAGTGCGCCTGCTTGACCCACGCAAGGTCACCATCCTGCGCGCCGAAGACGGCTCTCCCATTTATCGCGTCAAGACGACCGCAGGCTCCGTTGACTTGACGGCGCAGGACATCGTGCACATCACACTCTTCGGAGTGGGCGAAGACTTGCGTGGACTCTCACCAGTTGAGCATCACAAGACGACGCTCGGACTCGCCAAGGCAACGACGGAGTACGCCGCGAAGTTCTTTGAGCAGGGTGCGTCCGTCAGCGGACTTGTGACCGTGCCGGGTGAACTCACCACGGATCAGGCAGACACGCTGCGCGCATCGTTCGGACGTCGTCACGAAGGGCTTCGCAATATGTTCAAGGTAGCTGTGCTAACTGGAGGGGCGGATTTCAAGACGATGGGATTCAACCCTTCCGATTTGGCGATCGTTGAAAACATGGAAGCAGGCACACAGGCAATCGCCCGACTCTACGGCATCCCGCTGCACTTGCTGCAGTTGCCAGGTGCTAACTCCAGCTACAACTCGCTTGAGATTGTCAGCCGTGAGTGGCTGATGCTCGGACTCGGCTCGCTGATCGCTCGACTTGAGGCTGGCTTCCAGCGTCTTATCGTTGGCGACACCACCTTCTTGAAGTTCAACGTGGACTCTATGCTGCGACCGCTGACGAAGGAGCGATACGACGCCTATGCCGTGGCACTGAATAATGGATTCTTGAGCCTCAACGAAGTGCGCACCCTTGAGGATCGCCCAGCAGTGGGCCCTGATGGTGACGCCTTCCGTCAGCCGCTGAACATCGGCACCGTTGGGGAGCAGCCGAAGCCGTGAGCGTTGAGATCTGGGACATTGACGGCACCATCACCACCAGTGGTGACACCGTGAACGAAGCAGTCGCCGCCTATCTCCGCAAGGATAAGAGCGAAGGCACCACCATTGAGATCGTCTCAGCCCGCCCGGACTCGCGTCTCGCCGAGACGCAGAAGTGGTTTGCCGACAACGACATCCCCTATGACGGCATGCACCTCAACGACTTCGCTGGAGCAGGGCGTGGCCCGAACGTGGGGCTCGCCTATAAAGAAGCCAAGTACAAGCTGCTCATTGAGCAGTACGGACTGGATGAGATTGACTACGCCGTTGACAACGACGCCGACGTGCGTGCTATGGCGCAGGCTCTTGGGCTTGAAGCCATGACTGCCGAGCAGGTGCTGGCTGCGGATGCCACACAAGACGATGAAGCCGCAGCCGTTGGAGCCGATACTATGAACGGAACATCGCAGCATGAGGAGAACTCAATGGCACGAGAGCACGAAACACGCGCACTGCCGCTCGGAGACTTCACGGTCACCGAAGGCGAAGATGGAAGCAAGACGTTCACGGGATACGCCGCTGTCTTCAACTCCAACTCTGAGGGCCTGCCCTTCATCGAGCGCATCGCCAACGGTGCCTTCGCGCGTGCAATCAAGCAGGCGGAGCAGGGGCGCCGCGTCATCAAGTTCTTGCACGGTCATGATGAGAGCCGCATGCTGGCGACGACCGCAAGCGGGCGCCTGCGCCTGAGCGAAGACGCTCTTGGCTTGAAGGTTGAGGCTCGCCTTGACCCTGCTGACCCAGACGCCGCTTCCATCATCAGCAAACTGACCCACGAAGCCAAGGCGATGGGGCAGAGCTTCGGCTTTACCGTGCCCAAGAACGGGCAGACGTGGAACGAAGACGGCAGCCGCACGCTGACTGAGATCGGGCTGCTTGAGGTTTCTATTCTCTCAGGGCACACGCCCGCCTACCCGGGCACGCTTGGGTTGAGCGCCGTGCGAAAGATCGCGCCAGCCAAGATTGGCGTGGATGGTGACGCACTTCTTGAAACTCTTGAAGCAGTCAAGGCTGGCAACACCCTTGACGCTGATCAGACGGCGCTGCTCGACGCAGTGCGCGCCAAGTTGGGCGCAGCACCCGAGCCCGTCATTGAAGCAACTGTCCCAATGGGCGAGCACCACACTGTTGTGGCTGCCCGTCTCAAGTTGGAGCAGTTGAAGGGATAAACTCCCGAAAGCCCACGCGCCACGAAACTCTCGGCTGATCATTGAGAGCGTCGGATAGGTGGCTCGGCGTATTGTGTAAACCCAGATAGTGAAAGGAGTCCATCATGGACACCATCAAGAATCTGGCTGAGAAGCGCGCCGCGCTGTTGACTGATGCTTCAGGCATCGTTGCAGAGCATGCAGCCAAGGGCGAAGCCCTTACGGCTGAGGCACAGGCACGATTTGACGCCCTTACTTCGGAGGCTTCAGTTGTTGCTTCCGCGATCACTTCAGAGAAGATCGCTGCTGAGGCCCGTGCCGCAGCCGACGCTGCCCGTTCGGAGAAGGCTGTTGCCTTCGCCCCTGCGGCTGAGTCGCATCGTGACCTGTCTGCTGAGCTTCGTCGCATCGCCCGAGACGGCGGCGTGGTTGAGCTTCGTGACATCACGAAGAGCACCTTCACCCAGGCTGTTGACCAGAGCGATCGTTTCTGGGTCACTGCCGGGCAGGTAAACCCGTTCGTAGACCCAGCAGTGGTTTCTGTAATCCAGACCGCCAAGGGCAACGTGTTGTCGCTTCCGCGCACCACGGCTCTCGGCACTGCGGCTGCAGTTTCCGAAGGTTCGTCCATCGGCGAGTCCGACGGCACGAACTCATCGCTTGACCTTACGGCTGCAAAGTACGCTTCGTTGCTTCAGGTTGGCGTTGAGACTGTTCAGGACGAGATGTTCGACGTTGCCGCTTGGGCAACTGAGAAGCTCGCCGCTGAGCTAAGCGTCGCGCATGGCGCAGTTGCTGGCCCTGCTGTAGCAGCAGCCGCAACGATCGGTGTCACGGGCGCGGCTCTTGCTCCGACATACGCAAACCTGACCGCACTTATTTACTCTGTTCGCCAGCAGGCGCGCCGAGCACCTAAGCGCGGCTTCCTCATGAACGACACCACGCTTGGCGTCATCATGGGGCTCGTTGACGGCGCAAGCCGACCAATCTTCGTGCCGGGCGATCAGAACCGCCCTGACACGATCCTTGGTTTCCCAGTGTATTCAGCCGCTCTCGCCAGCAACGGTGCGAACGCTCTCTCGATCGCCTTCGGCGACCTTGGCGCGATCTACACCGTCGTTGCGGGCGCGCCTGCAATCGAAGCCGACCGCTCGTTCGCGTTCGGAACTGGGCTCATCACGTACCGCGGAATCCTCCGCGGCGCGACCGGACTGATTGACCCAGCTGCGGTCAAGACGTTCAAGTGCTCCGCTTCGTAATCTCCTGAGATTGTGAATCGGGCAGCGGGGAGTCGGGCTTAGGCTCGGCTCCCCGCTCCACTTATAGGAGGCAACATGCAAGTCAGACTCACCTACAGGATTGACGGCACACGCAACGGAGAAGAGTGGCCCGCTATCGGCGGCGTCATTGACGTCCCCACGGACGAAGCCATGAACCTTATCAGCCACGGCTACGCCATCCCAGTCCCCGTGCCACAAGAGCAGGAGCGTGCCGTCGTTGAGCAGGAGCCCGAGCGCGCTACACTCCCGAAGACAACCTCCAAGCCACGCAAGGGGAGAAACTAATGGCAGTCGTTAGCGTTCAGAAGAGCATCAACGCCACCACCCCAGTGCTGCTCGTGCAGGCTGACGTTGACGGCTGCATTGTGTACTTGCACACGCAGGTCACCATCTGGCTCGGCGACTCATCCGTGAGCAGCAGCACCGGGATGCGCCTTGACTCAGCCGCTGGCCCCCAGACGTTCAACCTGCGCGCCAGTGACGCGCTTTATGCAGTGAGCAACTCGGGCACTCAGACGATCACGATCATGACGGTGGGCAACTAATGAGCTACGCCACACTTGCCGAACTGAAGGCATCGCTGGGGATCTCCGACTCTACGGATGACACCCCGCTGCAGTCATGCCTTGACGCTGCCGATCAACTCATCAACAACTATGTCGACACGAAGGTTGGATTCGGCTTGACGTCCAGCCAGGTGCGCTACTACACGGCGACTAGGTATGACTTCGTCTTGACTGATCCGATCGTGACCGTCACCGCACTGGCGACGGACATCAACGGCGACGGCACCTACTCCCAGACATGGAGCGCCACGGACTACGTGCTCGCCCCCCGCAACGCTGCACTCAATACCCGCCCATACACGGAGATCGACACCAGCCCGTTCAGCACGGGCGTGCTCAACTTCCCAACGTCATACCTTGGCGTCAAGGTCACGGGCACCTTCGGCTGGCCCTCAGTACCAGCTGCAGTCAAGCAGTCAGCCCTGATCCAGTCAGGTGCCATCTGGGCATCCCGCACCGCCCCTTTCGGAGCGGTCGGAGGAGAATCGCTTGGAGGCGTATTGCGCATGAGTGCAGCCCTGCACCCTGAGGCACGTGCCCTGCTTGACGCCTACCGCCTCCGTGGAGGCATCGCAATCTGATGAACGACCTCACCATCCACACCGCCGTCGCAGCGCGCCTAATGGCTGCTACGCCCCCTACTGGGTACGCGCTACGCGCAGCCCACGCCACTCCGCCAGACAATCTCGCCACGGTGCCTGCAGCCGTCTGCATCCCGGGCGGAGACACCATCACCTACGGCACGGGCGGCAGCCGCACCACGGTGCTCACGGTCAACGTCATCGTCTATACGCAGGATCAGGCTGACATGGCTCGCAAGTACGCCGACTTGCTGACGTGGCGCACGTGGCTTCGTGGCGTATTTGACGGGCAGGTACAACTGAACACGGCAGGCGTGGCTCAAGCCATCGTGTCGTCCACTACAATCGGCACTGATACGTGGGCAGACTCCACGTACTTGACCATCACTGCAGAGCTGCAGGTGAGCATCCTTGAGGGAGTCAATGTCACAGCCTGATACGTTGAAGGTAAAGGTCGTCCAGCCCCGTGCTGAAGGCAACCCGTATCTCCCAGCGTCTGATGACGTGGTTGAGATCGACGCCGCAGTTGCCACATCGTTGGCAGCCAGCGGGCTCGTTGAGATCGTTCACAATAAACCCAACGCCAAGACGGCGACAACTGAAGAGAAGGAGTAAATCGTGGCAGTGACACTAGGCGCCAAGTCGTTCACGAAGGTCGTCGTCAAGAGCGAGTCTGCCTTCGGCACCCCTGCCACGTTCGGCGACGCCAACGGCGAGCTGCTCCACACGGACATCGTCGGCATCGTTGACCCGGGCGTGACCGTTGACTTGGCTGAAGATAAGAGCGTCGGCATCCGCCCGCGCCGAGTCGCTGCCTCAGCAACCATCACTGCCAAGGCTCCAGTCGTCAGCTTCGGCGAAGCGCCTGCATCACTCCGCACGCTTCCAATCATGTTTGACTCACTCGCCAGCATCACCCCAACAAATACACCACCGTCCACCGTCTACACCTACGCCTACGCGCCAAGCCAGACAGACGTTGACACGCTAAAGACATACTCGCTCTACGTCACGGACGGCGTGCAGAAGTTTGTCATTGACGGCTGCGTGCCAACTGAGATCACGCTGAGCGCCGATCAGTCGGGCCTTCTTCAGATGGGCTCGACATGGGCTGGGCGTGCACTAACCACAAGCGCGGAAACCAGCACCGCTGCCTTCGCCACCCAGTACTTCATGCCAGGTCGACTCTTCGGGCTGAAGACACACACCAGCATGATCACCGCGAAGACAGGCACGGGCACCGCCTACTCCAGCTACATCACAAACTGGAGCCTCAGCCTTCAGCCGGGCGCGATGCCGCTGCAGGTGCTCAATGGATCAACGACGAACGTCAACGCTGGCGGCGTCGCCTACACGGGAGCCCTTGACGGCAGCCTTGAGTTGACCATCGCATCAAATAGCGCCGCCACCACCGCCTTCCCAGTTGGCGACATCGGCACCACGAAGTTCGTGCAGGTACAGGGCATTGACGCCAACGGCTACGGCTTCACTGCTAACATCTGCGGCGTTGTTGAGAACGTCAGCGTGATCGGCTCAGAGTCCGACGGGCTGATCCTGAACACCGTGACGCTGCAACTTGCAAGCAACGGCACGAACTCGATTCTCTGCTGGGTGGATTCGCCGCTGGCGGCTCGCCCGTAAGGTAGCCCGCTACAGGCGGGGAGGAGGAGCACATGGCAGGCACCGCAACTGATCCAGTGATCGTTCACCTAGACGGTGACTTCACAGGCTGGCACGCAACCTTCCGACCGTTGACGCGCATCTCGGCGAGAGTGCTGATCGACCTTGAGAGCGAGAGCATGGCGACCCGTCTGCAGGCGTACACGAAGATGATCCTCAGCATCGAAGGCTGGAGCGACCTAGACGGCGCACCTACCGCCGACCCGCTTGAGGCACCAGTGCAGGCCCTTGAAAACGCAGCCGAGAAGTTCATCACGGAGACTGCGGCACTCCCAAAAGCGTAAGGCTTGCCGCCCGGCAGGTCAGCCTAGGGCAAGCAGTCAAGCCAAGCGCCGAGATCATCTTTCACATCTTGGCGAAAGAGTTCGGCAAGTTTCCGTGGGAAGTTGCAGAAGCCCCGCTACACTCCGTCTTGCAGGCGTGGGCACTTCACGTCGAACTCCAACCGAAAGAAGTGAGACGTGGGCGCTAAGGGCAACGAGAAGGTCAGGATCTTCGTCACACCTCAGTCCTTGAAGGCGACGGACGAACTGCGTCTTGGCTTCTTAGAGTCAAGCAACCCACGCAAGTTCAAGGCGATGCTGGCGCTCGCGACACTCAACGCAGCCCGCACCATGGTCAAGCCCGTCAAGGCGGGCGCACCCGTGCGCACGGGGCGGCTAAAGAAAGCAGTGGCAGCCCGCAAGGCGAAGTTTGACCGTCCAGCTGCAGTCGTCGGCGTGCGTGCAGGCAAGAGCCGGGGCGACATGAACGGTGCCTGGTATCGCTGGTTTGTGGTGAGTGGCACATCTGGCACCAGAACAACCAAGGCACGGGGTAAGGTGCAGGTCAAGGCAATCCGTGGGCGTGACTTCGTGAAGCAAGCCGTGACGGAGCCAAGCAATCAGGCTCGGGCCATTGAAGCACTCAACAAGACGGTGCAAGCCTTCTTGGATGGGACGATCAAATACCGAAGGGGACGAAGATGAACAAGGGCACCATGAACCTAGTCGTCAAGGCGATTGACAACGCCACGCCCACCCTTCGCAAGATCGGCAAGGCGTTCGGCGGGCTGAAGAGCGCAGGCTCAGCCGTCGGCTCGGGCTTGAAGACTGCAGCCGTTGGCGCCTTGGCAATCAGTGCCGCCGTCGCTGGCTTCGCCATCGCTGCCACTGCCGCCGCTGCTGACGAAGAGAAGCAGATCGCCCGGCTCAATGGCGTGCTCAAGACGCGCGGCATGCTCACGGAAGCCAACAGCGCCGCGGTTGAGACGCAGATCAGCAAGCTCGAGAATCTCGCCATCTCCGACGATGCCGTTCGTGAAAGCCTCATCGTTGCCACGCAGTTCACGAAGAAGTTCAACGACGCTCTAAAGATTCAGAACGTCGCCGCTGACGTCGCAGCAGCCAAGGGCATCAGCCTTGAAGAAGCGACGACACTCGTGGGCAAGGCGTATCAGGGCAACACGAAGGGACTCAAGGGGCTTGGCGTAGAAGTCAAGAAGGGCGCTAAGGGGCTGGACGTCTTGAAGGCAGTGACTGGCAAATACAAGGGCGCGGCTCAGGCTGCCGCCGACACCGTGAGCGGCAAGTTCGGCAAGGCGCAGATCAAGTTCAACAACATCATTGAAGACTTCGGCGCCAAGCTGCTGCCATACGCCAGCAAGGGGCTGGACTTCATCAGCGGCACTGCACTCCCAGCATTGAGTGGCGCACTTGACACTGCCTTCCCGATCATTGAGAAGGTCGGCAAGGGACTTGCGGATACCTTCGGGCCCATGATTCAAGACAACATCAACAACATGACGAAGCCGGGCGGCGTGTTTGACTCAGTTGGCAAGGTCGTCGGGCCCATCTTCGGCAACATCGCTGACAGCGTCGGCGGGCTGATCGCCAAACTGACGGGCCCAGGTGGGCTGCTCACTGCACTCGGCAACGTCATCGGCACGCTCTGGGGCGACGGCAAGGGCCCACTCGCCACCGCAGTCGGCGCTATCGGCAACCTGCTTGACCTGCTCATTGACACCATCGCCAACATCGCGGGCGCCATTGCTGGGCTCATCACCGCAGTGGATGACTTCTTGAAGGCGTTTGGCAAGGCAGCCGACGTCAGCAAGGGTGGAGCCTACGATTATTACAATCGCATGAGCGGCGGCGTGCTCCCATCAACGACGCCAGGGGGAACTCGTGATGCAAACGGCATGCCGATCATCACGGTGCGCATCGGCGAGAAGAGCGTTGACGGCATCATCCTTGACGCACTGGGGCGACAGATTGGCACCTCAGGCTCGGGACGCTAAGACGTGGCGACGCACCCCTTCGCCATCATCGTTGACGGCGTCAACAGCGGCGTCAACATTCTTGACGACTACAGCACCACTAGCCCAACGACGCCGTGGGTTGACCCTGAGAGCGTCAGCCTTACGCAAGACGCCAACGGCAACGGCGGCGCTCTTTCGTTCCACGTGGTGCAGGTCAAGACTCCGGGCGGCGGACCATGGTGGAAGTCAGGCAGCGTCTATGACAACGCTCGAGTACGATTTCAAGTCAGCGGCACCACCACCTTCTTGGGATACATCACGAAGATCGACGTAGAACTTGCCGAGAGTGGACTCGGCACACGCGCAACAGTCACCGCTGCAGCTGCGTCAACCTTCTTGGATAAAATCATCGTCTACAAGGGGCGCCAACTAACGGGCACGAAGTCTGGCTACACAAGCAACTTCAACATCGGCGTAGCTGGCGGATCGGATCAGGCAGCCGTCACGGCGCTGGTGAGCAAGGCAGACGCCGTCATGGCGTTCAGCACTGGCACCAGCGGACGCACCGCCAACCGCCTGATCGTCAACACGAACACCACTCCCACCTATACGGGCACCGCAGTCGTTATTGGGCAACTGAAGATGGTTCCGGGTACGTTGCGCTCATGCCTTGACACGATCAAGGAGGCAGCCGAAGCCGTAGACGGTGAGCAGCGGCGCTACTGGGTGGCGCCCAGCGGCACCATCAACTTTGCCCGACTCGGCACCGCCACGCCAACCTACGCCACGGCACCGTTCAAGGTCGTCACCACGCCAACCTATGACCCCTACGGATCGGCATCTTCAGCAGCAACGTTGCAAGTGCGCAGCCTTCAAGTCAGCCTTGACCATGACGTCATCGTCAAGAAGGCACGCTTCGTCTTCAACACGAACGCTGACGACTGGGACTCCCAGATCAGCGGCGGCGCCTACACGGTAAAAGATCCATACGGTCGAGTCTACGATCAGGCAGCGCCGAACGGTGCAGGTATGACGACGCGCAATGGCCCACGCCCAGAGACGATCATCGGCGTGACGCCGCAGCCGAACAAGGCGGCGGCTCCGACCTACTGGACGGCGAAGATTACGGATTATGGCAAGAAGTACTTTGGCACGGACACCTATCCGAACCGTGCAGCGCCGCAGCGCAGCATCTCGTTCACGGTGCGCGGGGCTGACACCACGAACAATCCCTACGGCTTCGTGAAGGGCTACCGCCAGACAGGTGCCAGCACCTTCGCCCTGCAAGATGGTTGGGAAGCCGGGCAGTACGTCAGCATCGTGAGCAGCAGCCTTGACCTAAACGGACTCTTTCGCATTGAGACGCTGACCATGTCGTTCGAGTCAGGCTCTATAATCAGACAATACGACGTGACGTGCGAGCGCGTACCACGCAACCTATTGAAGAAGTTCTTGCAGGGGTAAGAGATGGTTGAGAAGTTTGGCTCTGATCAGTCGCAGTTAGCAACGCTAGGCGGCGGCGTCATCGGAGCTACTGGCGTGGTGCTCATTGACGGCAACAGCGACGGCGAGAGCGCGCTGCTCTTCGGGCCTGCTGCGCTCCGAGAGATTCAGGCTGGCGTCGCGAACGGTGACTTCGCCATTCCGCCAACAGATGCTGAGGGAACGATTACTGCAGATAACGCGCTGCCGTACTGGACGTTCACGGACGTCAACAGCGCCGGGGCGATCACCTGCGCCATTGTCACAGACGCATCGTCAGCATCAGGAACTTCACTGCGCTGGAGCATTGCTGCTGCAACTGCCAACAGCAAGAGTGCCAAGTTGACGCGCTTCATCCCAGTAGCGTCTACGCGCAACCGAGCCTTTGCTTACGCGCCGGAGGTCAACACATTTGGCGCAACGAACACGGCGAACTCAACCATCCGTATGCAGGCGCAGTACTACAAGGCAGACCAGACAACGACGACAGGCACGGCGATTGACTCTGGTGCGCTGACCTTTGCAACGATGGGAACTGGCAGCAACTATCTCATCGGAGGATTCACGACCGCCCTTGCTGCTCCTGCTGATGCTGCGTTCTGCCTTGTGACGATCACCGTCGCAACGGCTGCGGCTGGAGCGGTTGTTGCCTCAACGATTGACATTCCTGAAGTTCGACTGATCCGTGGCGATCAGACAAACCTGTTCGCCGAGTACACCACTCCTGCAACCTACGCGCCAACAACTGTCCGACAAATCAACGGCACGCTCAACATCAGCCCAAACGCTGGCACTGGCAATGTGACGCTTGGTGGAGATCTCACGGTGAGCGGTGGAGACATCAACCTTGGCACTGGCTTTACGATCTCAGGCGTAGGTGTTTCAGCCGTGCAGTTTACGCGCAACGACTCAGGAAACCGTGCCAACATTACTGCTGCGCGTATCTTCCCTGGAACACAAGGCACACGTTATATGGACGATGACGGAACCTACACAACCTTCAGCGATGGGATCGCCATTGGTTCAACAACCACGGCCGTCAACGCTTCAGGCGGCGGCGATGTACAACTTACTGGCGCAGACATTACCGTGCCGATTGCTGGAAACGGTGAACTGAAAGCGATTCCAAATACTACAACCCTTACAACCAACAGCGCGCGCTGGGTATTGAGCAGCGGCAACACCTACGCCTTGCGCCGTGACTCATCAACGCGCCGCGTCAAGACAAACATCGTTGAGGCTGACGCTGCCGTGTTAGCAGCCGCTAAAAACTTGCGAGCAGTCCACTACGAAGCCTTGGAGAAAGATGCTGAAGGCAATATTGTTCCAAGCGGCAAGCACACGCTCGGACTTATTGCTGAAGAGATTGTTGATGCTGGGCTTGGATGCGCCGTCACCTACGACAGCGAAGGGTTACCGGACGGATACGACGAGCGCGTGCTGATCGCTGCACTCCTGCATCGCGTCAACGACCTTGAGACACGACTTGCCGCGCTGGAGTCACGATGACGCGCAGCCAAGCCGACGCCATCATTGAACGACTAGACGCGCAGAGCGCGAAGATTGACCGCCTGCAGTCGGAGATTGACCAGATGAAGGGTGGGCTCACGGTGCTGAAGGCGATCGGCGCCTTCTTGGGAGTTGGGGGAATCGGCGCGCTTCTGGCGTGGCTTCAAGCGCAGGGAAAGTAGTGCGCCGCGTACTCATCCCGCTCATAGCTGCCGCCATGCTCTTCTGCACGCTGCCAGCCTTGGCGCAGGATGAACCGCAGCACGGGCTCACCATGACCGTCTACCCGGAGGTGATGATTGGCTTGGGCCCGTGGGAGGCAGCGCCAGAGTCTGCACCATGCTGGACGGGCATCGTGCCGAACATTGACTTCGACTGGGGCGGCGCACCAGCTGCTGACGGCTGCCCACGCGACTTCTTCATGGTGCACTTCACGGGCTGGATCACCGTGCCAGAGTCGGGCGCGTGGGAGTGGCTGAACTGGAGCGACGACGGCTGGCGCATGACGATCGGCGACTTCGTGGCGCTGGATGACTGGAACTTCCACGGCTGCGGCGGGCACTGGAGTGGCCCCAACGAAGGCTTCACGCAGATGGAGGCGGTAGTCTCGCAGCCCATCAGTGTGTGGACGTTTGAGTGGGGCGGCGGAGCCTGCGCCAGACTTGACTACGGCAGCCCGTCAGGCTACGGCGTAGTGCCCACTGAGTGGCTCACCACCGAAGCCATGCCCGAGCCAAGCCCGTCTCCCAGCGTGGAGCCAAGCCTTGAGGTGCCAAGTGTTGAACCGTCCCCAAACCCGTCTCCCACACCCGAGCCGACGCCCGAACCATCGCCATCCGTGGAGCCTTCGCCGTCTCCTACTCCTGAACCTAGCCCTAGCCCTAGTCCTACTCCTGAGCCTACTCATACGCCAACCGTAGAGCCGAGCCCTACGGCGACGCCTATGCCAACCCCTACACCTACGCCAGAATCGCCCTCACCTAGCCCCAGCGTGGCTCCTACCCCGTCCCCAGAGCCTTCTGAGGAGCCCTCAGCAGTGCCTTCTCCTGAGCCTACGCCGTCCCCATCGGATGAGCCGCTGGTGATTGACCCGGGGGCTGCAGCTGCCGCAGTCGCCGAAGCCGTCGGCGAAGCCGTCGCCGCAGTTGGTGAAGCCGCTGCATTCGTCGCCGATCTCGGACACGACATTACGCCCGCTGAGAAGAAGAAGGCAGCCGCTACAATCATCCCAGCAGTGATCATCACGCAACTCGCGCAGGCAGCCGTTGCGGCAGCAAGCGCGGCGGCGGCTGGTGCTGCGTCATCGGGAGGCTCACGAAAGGATAAGAAGTGAAACTCCTGAAAGACATCGCACTCGATATCTCGGCAAGTTCGTGGACGTGGCTCGGCATGCTCATTGCATGGATCGTGTTGCCAGACGGCGGCACCAGAGACTTTGTCGGCGTCTGCATCTTAGTGCTGCTCGGATTGTGGGCGGCGACAGGGCCCCTACGCTGGGGCGGGGAGTGAACATGACGGCAGCAGATCACATCGAAGACATCCACGAGCAGGGCTGGACTCGCATTGAGACGGCGCCAGGTGAGTGGGTAGCACTCGTGCCGAATGATAACAACAGCGCCTACGGCGGCACCCTATGGAAGAAAGCCGAAGACGGCAACGACTATGCAGAAGGCTTGACTGATGGCTTCCCCGTCAGCGCCGCACTGGATCATGAGGCAGCCGGGCGAGCGATCGCCGTGCTCATCAAGAAAGAACTGACCACGTGAAGTACCGCGTCAAGAGCCAACTCTACTCCGATGCTGAAGCCCAACTGAAGGGCACCAAGCAAGTGCTGGATGACTGCACATGGTCATCGTGCGCTGCCGCCGTATCGTGGGCGAGCGGGTATGAAGTTAACTACAGCGCCGCTGACGGCGTGGCAGCCGAGCGCGCCGCCCTGCATCGAGTTGAGAAGCAAGGCGTTGCAGATAACGGTGGCAGCCTTGCTGAAGCCGCCAAGGTTGTTGCTCATCTAGGCGGGCATGCGCGCTACGCCAAGTCATGGGATGACGCCGTTGCCGCCGCCAAGGCTGGCGCCGCCCTTATGTTGTGGGTGCAACAACCAGTCGGCTACCCGCCTGAAGTCCACATCAGCAAGTGGCATGACGGTTGGAAGAAGTGGTGGGCGAAGACTGATCCTGCACACCTAAAGGCGGGATACGGTCACATGACGTCAGCAGGCTGGTGTGAGGATCACGGCTGGCAGTGGGCATGTCCGACCCGTGACGAAAAGGTCGCGGCTGAGCAGTACGGCGAGACCGTGACTGAGTCCCAGCTTCATACCATCGCCAAGTCGAAGATGAACGCTCGCAAGTTGAAGAGCGACTATCAGGCCCTGCTCATCGTCACCTACCCCAAGAAGACAGCAGCCCCGGCTCCTGCGCCAGTCGCAGTGCAAGAGCCCGTAGTTGCTCCTGCTCCAGTGGTAGCAGCGCCAGCACCTGCACCAGTTGCGGAGCAGCCGAAGGTTGCGACTCCTGAACCGAAGAAGCCTAGCGCCGTGGATGCGCAGCTTGAGGCGTTGGGGAAGGTAGACTTTGCAGCAGTGGCTGGGAGGGCGTTCAACGCTGCGAGTGGTGCAGCGGCTGCGGCTGCCAAGGTAAAAGGAGCACCAGCCAAGATGATGACCTTTCTCAAATACATCAAGGACAACACGGGCATTGACGAAGCCCTCATTGAGTTCGTCCGAACCTTCGTCACGGTGAGCATTAGCGTGGCGCTGGGGCTCGGCATCCCACTGCTCGACATCAACGGCGGCGACTTCCGTACCGTCGTATCGGCTGGCTTGGCTTCAGGGCTGCAGGTACTGGTGAAGTATCTTGACCCCAAGAACACCTCCTTCGGAATCAAGGAGAAAAACTAAACACACACACCCCGCCATACACCTGACACAAGAGCAGGTGTAGGCTGCGAGTAGGCACCCGAGCAGGTGCAGCAAGCAGTTGGAGGTGTTCACATGGACGGACTCGAAGAGCTCAGGGCGCTGAGCAAGCCCCGCAAGGGCCCGCCCTGCGGGATGACCAGCGTGCATCTTGAGGGTGACGACTGGGAGACGCTGCACAAGGGGCTGGCTGATCCAGCCATCACTGCTAAGGCGTTGACCGCATGGCTTGAGAAGCGCGGCTTCACCGTGAGCTTCTGGACGATCGCCCGGCACCGCCGTGGCGAGTGCGCGTGCAACTCATGAGCGACGACTTGCAGATGGAGCAGCGGCTCCAAGAAGTCACTGACGCCCACAAGCGTGCCCTCCGCCAACTGGCGAAGCGTGACGCTGCCCGTGAGGAGTTAGTCGCAGCCGTCTATCAGGCGGCGAAGGATGCCGCCCTGAGCATCACGATCCCAGCCGTGCCGAAGCCGAAAGCATCAGGCAAGAAGGGCGAAGGCGAGACGCTGGTGATCCTGCTGGGAGACTGGCAGCTTGGCAAGTATTCGGAGACGTACAGCATCGACGTGGCGAAGGCTCGTATTGAGTTGCTTGCCACGAAGGTGCAGCGGCTCATTGAACTGCACGGCGTCCCCGTCAATGAGATCGCCTGCGTGCTGCTCGGCGACTTCGTGGAGTCGGACGGCAACATCTTCCCGAGCCAAGCCTACGAAGTAGAGCGCGGCGGCTTGTACGTTCAGATCTTTGAGGGTGCTGGGATGCTCGCGCAGTTCGTGCGGGCTATGGCAGCACTCGCTCCGAAGGTCACCGTGCGTGGTGCGATCGGCAACCACGGGCGGCTCGGACGTTTCGGGGATCACTCCAACGAGAGCAACGCTGACGCGATCTTGTATCGCATCGCAGCTGAGCACTTGAAGGGTGAGAAGCGCGTTGACTGGAAGGAGTCGCTCACACTGGGTGGGCGTCACTGGTATGACGTGCTGGACTTGCCGGGCGGCAAGAGCGCCATGCTGGTGCACGGCGATCAGTTCAAGGGCGGCGCCTTCGGGCTGCCGTTCTACGCAATCGCCAAGCGCGCGCAGGGCTGGAACCTTTCGGTGCAGCCGTTCGACTTTCTCTTTTACGGGCACTGGCACACGCCAAGCCGACTGGTGCTGAGCGACGGCGCTCACACCTGCTGGGGCAACGCAAGCATTGAGAGCAGCAACCGCTACGCGCAGGAGTGGCTGGCAGCGTCTGGCACCCCCGCGCAGTGGGCGCTCTTCTTCGGCAAGGAAGGCCCGACTGCCGAGTATCTGGTGCGACTGGATGCCGCGAAAGTCTGAGGCTACGGCAAGCATCTGCCCCGTCTGCGGAGAGATGGGGCAGGTGTACGCCTACGGGGAGCAGGTCGTCAACACGGGCGCCTACGGGGTGAGCTGGGTGCTTGGGCAGGGCGTCTGCAAGGGCTGCCTGAGCGTGATTATGGACGCCGTCAAGGAGGGCAACCTTCCCGACCCTGAGGGGGGTTGACGGGCTCAAACCGTTAGGTGTAGGATTACGAAGTCAGGAAAGACAGCCCCATGCGGGGCGACTGGCAAGGAGGTCAAGATGGCAAAGGCAACACTCCGGGAGATCAAGGCGAACCTTGAGAGCATCGCTGATGGCGTGCTCTTGAATCCAGCGAACGAAGACGCAGCCTTCTGGGCTGAGCGCATCAAGGACGTCGTCCCAAGGCTGGAGACTTTCCGCAGCGTCAAGATTGAAGCCAGCGTCACGGCGTTTGCCTTCGAGAAGATGGGCGACACGTTCACCGCTGAGCTGCTTGAAGACGCGATCGCGACGGTGCGCTGATGAGCGCCTTCTTCAATCTCTGCCCAGTATCGGCGCGCCACGGGTATCTGCTCGTGGTGAAGAACGAGCAGGGGGGCCTCATCGCCGTCTGCCCCACGTGCTACGTCCCAGTGAAGGGGCGCAAGAATCTTCTGGAGGTGAAGTGATGATCGCAACAGTCTGGCAGGGCATCACGCGCCCAGTCGCAGTGCAGACGATCACTGACTGGGATGCGTTGAAGGAGCAACTGCATCAGCACCGTGCCACGCTGAACAAGAAGACTGGGCGCCTATGGTCGCCCGTCACCTTGAAGGCTGGCACCTACACCCGCGCTAACGCCAACATCGAAGCCGTCACCGCGCTGGTGCTGGACTTTGACGCTGGCGAGCGTTGGCGCGACGTGCGTCAGCAGCTAGACGGCGAGTGGGTGGCGTACACCACCTTCAGCCACTCTGGCTGGGGTGAACGCTTCCACGTCGTCAAGCGTCTTGCGCAGCCAGTAGCGGCTGCAGAGTGGCCCGACGTGTATCGCAGGGCAGCGGCACGCTATGGCAAGGCAGACAATCTGCCAGCGCCAAGCCACTCTTACTATCTGCCGCAGCATCAGCCCGGCATGCAGCACTGGACGGAGGTTTCAGCATGAACGCAGTCAAGGACTTTCTCGGGTTCGCCATGTTCATCGGGTGCATCATCGTGGTGCTAATCGTCGGGGGTGCATCGTGAGGATCAACCGCGCGAGTGACCCCAAGACGATCACCAGCTTTTACAAGCCGAAGGAGCGCATCGAAGCGCGCCGACGCAGTGACGCCACCATCGTGTTCTGCATCGTCGTCATCGTCATCGTGGCGCTGGTGAGGGGCTTCTGATGATCGCTGACCTATGCAAGCCAGGGGACATCAGCGGGATCGGCAAGCACCGCCCGTGTGTCCGGGTGCTCATGTGCGGCAAGTGTGACCGCCCGCTGGTGAACGATGCACCAGTTTGCGGAGAGTGCTCTTACTGCGTGCGACTCATTGAGCGCCGCTTGCGCAAGCCGCGCAAGACGGCAACGGGGCGCTGGTAATGCCGCTCTACGTGTTCGAGTGCTGGACGTGCTGCACCACTGAGGAGCGACTGCAGACGGGCTTTCAGCCCGTAGTGCCACGCTGCGACGGATGCGGGGCATGGATGCAGCTGCAGATCAGCCAGTCCAGCGTCCAGTTCAAGGGCGAAGGCTGGGCCAAGGTTGACCGAAAGAAGGAGGGGAAAAAGTGATCAAGTGGAAGTGCACTATTTGCTGGCGTCAGATGCAGACGGACATCAAGCCGGGGCTCGTGCTGCGGCTTTGCCCAGACTGCAGGGTGACGCACTGCCAGCGCGTCGTTGACATCTACAGCGCGGCTGGCGAGACGGAGAAACTAAAGGACGCGAAGGCAAGGCTGCGCGATGCAGTCAAGGCGCGGAAGAATAGTCGAGCAGTGAAGGAGGTCATCAAGTGAGCAAGAAGCAGTTCGAGTTCGTCAAGGCACCGCAGCGTTCAGCCGAGTGGCTGGAGTTGCGACGGCAGGGGCTGGGAGCCTCAGACATGGCGGCAGTCATGGGCGTCAGCCCGTACAAGACGCCCTACCAGCTCTGGGCTGAGAAGACTGGAGCAACGCCAGAGCAGAAGGTCGGAGCCGCTGCCAACCGGGGCGTCATCCTTGAGGATGCCGTCGGGCAGTACTACGAGCAGGAGCGCGGCGTGAAGTTGCGCAAGTCGAACGGCGTGGTGCGACTCAAGAAGCATCCGCGCATCATGGCGTCACTGGATCGCACCATCGTCGGCGAGCCGAAGGGCATCGTGGAGATCAAGACATCGGCAAGCCCACGCTGGAGCATGTGGCCCGTGCCCCCTGAGGTCGTCATCCAAACGCACGTGCAGATGGGCATCACGGGCGCGGAGTGGTGCGACGTCGTCGCCCTGCTCGGCGGGCTGGTGTTCAAGATCGAGCGCGTGCAGTTTGACCCTGAACTCTGGGCAGAGATTCAGCGAGCAGCGATGCTCTTCTTGGAAGCCGTGGACTCTAAGATGCCGCCGCAGCTGGAGGCGCTAGACGCCCAAGCCTTCGCCATCGCCACGCCGCAGGGCTCGCAAGAGTTCGCGGAGGCGACGCCTGACCTGGAGCGCGTCTACGCCCAACTCCGTGAGACGAACACGGAGCTGCACTTCATTGAGCAGAAGAAGGGCTCGCTCGAGATCATCATCAAGGAGGCGATCGGCGAGAAGGCGGGGCTGGCTGGCAACGGCTGGACGGTGTACTGGAAGCAGGCACGCCCGTCGGAAGTCACGGACTGGAAGATGGTGGCGCAGGCATCGGGTGCCCTGCAGTCTGTCATCACCACCTACACGGACGTGAAGCCCGGCTCGCGCCGCTTCATCATCAACGACGGAGGGCTCCATGACTGAGCAGACGATCATCCTTGACCCCTACGAGTGGGCTCACGCCAAGCAGGTCGGCACGGCGCGTGACGAATCCAGCAAGGTGAAGGGGCAGCAGGGGCGCAGCGGGCAGAGCCCCGACCGCAGCCTGCAGAATCACATTGACGGCGCAGCTGCTGAACTGGCAGTATGCATCGCCCTGGGGTTGCCGTGGTCGGCAAACATTGACACCTACCTGAGCGAGCCAGACGTGGAGGTGCCTTGGCTCGGCGGGGTTGAGGTGAAGTGGACGTCGGGCATCGGACTCATCGTTCGCAACGAAGGACGTCACGAGATCCACGTGCTGGTGACGGGCAACGGGCCAGTCAAGCGCATCGTGGGCTGGCTGGACGTGGAGGGATTGGAAGCACTCAAGGCAAGTCCGAAGACTGACTTCGGCAACGGTCGGGCACCACAGTGGCTCAAGCCGATCGAACAACTGAACAACTGGGGACTCTTCCCCAAGAAGGAGGCAGCATGAACAAGCACTCGGAGATTCTCGCCGCGCTATCGGCACCCTTCCCACCTGAGGTGATCCGTCATCGCGTAGGTGCCGGGGGCAAGGACTTGACGTGGGTGGACGCCCGCACCGTCGCAGCTCGGCTGGATGAGGTGCTCGGCGTCAACGCTTGGGACTTCGCCGTGGAGCCCGTAGGAGACACGCACACGGTCGTCGGCATCCTGACGTGCCGCTTCCCCGACGGCAGCGTTGCCCGTCGCCAAGACTTCGGCTATGAGACTGGGGGCTCGGGCGAGTCACTCAAGGAGGCGGCGTCAGATGCCCTCAGGCGCTGCGCTTCACTCTTCGGGGTGGCTAGATACCTTTACGGGGGAGAACGCCCCGCAGCGGGGCGCGTTGCCCTGCCAGCGTTGAAGGCTATGAGCCTGCCTCAGACTGCTGCGCCAGCCGTCGGGCAGGACACGGTGGTGCTGAAGGCAGCCATGGCAATCTTCGGCAACGACAACTGCCCTGATCACGGGCAGCCGTGGACGAAGAAGCCAGGCGGCGTGAGCAAGGCGACGGGCAAGCCGTACCAGCCCTTCTGGGCATGCTCAGGTCGAACGGACGGGGCCTTCTGCAAGCGCAAGCCCAGCATTGACTTCATCAACGCGCAGGCTGCGCCACTGGGCGAGCCCGTGCGGGCTGAAGAAGATCTCAGCGAGTTGCCGTTCTAGGTCATCACATGGGGGCGGGCTCTTGACGGCTCGCCCCCGCCAGCATCGGAGGGATCATGGGGCTATGGATCAAGTGGGACGCTAACGCCCACAAGGACGATAAGATCGCAACGCTCACGGACACGGAGTTCAGGGCGTTCATCATCGCCATCAGCGAAGCCAAGCAGCTGCGCAGTGGTGGCATCTTCAAGAGCCGGGAGCACCTCAAGGCGTGCATCGGCAGCCACTACGGCAAGGCAATCAGCGGGCTGCTGAACAAGGGCCTGCTGGGGGTAGATCAGGCAGGGTTCGTTGCCATTACGGGCTGGCATCGCTATCAGGTTGACCCGACATCAACCCAACGTCAGGCTGCGTTCACCGCTCGCCGACGCTCAGAATCGGGGGGGATAACGGAATCCAAACACCATAGAGCAGAGAGAGAGCAGAGAGAGAGAGAGAATAAACCCCCTACCCCCTTACAGGCTGGAGAGATCTTGAGGAGGATTGTCGGATGAGGAACGTAGCGTTCATTGGGAAGTCAGGCACTGGCAAGACGACGCTGAGCCAGATGCTCTCGGAGCATCACGCCTATCAGGTCACCAGCATCGCAGCGCCGATCCGAGAGATCGCCGTCATGGCATATGGCAAGTTCAACAAGGCGATGAAGTACCCGCAGCAGACGCTGGGACTTGCTCGGCTGATCACTGGGCGTGAGCTGCTGCAAGACATTGGCGCTGCCTTGAGGGAGATGGACTCACTCTTCTGGATGCGCATCTGGCTGCAGCGAACGAAGCACGGCGCTAAGGATGGCGTCATCGGCAGCATGCTCTTCGTAGTGGACGACGTCAGGCTGGACGCCGAGCGGGCCTTCATCAAGGCGTGGTACCCAGAAACGCTCTTCGTGCGGCTGGTGCGCCCCCCGGTCGGCGAGCTGCAAGAGTGGCAGCATGACGTGACGGAGCGTCAGGCTGGGGACATGGAGGCTGAGGTGGTACTGGACACAGACGCACTGACTCCCCTAGAGTGCATCTCAGTTGTCCTAGACGCAGCACGCATGGAGGTGGAAGCATGAGCGAACTGAGCGAACTTGAAACCATGGCGGAGATGGTTGGCTTCAGATACGCCAACTGCACGATCGACACGGTGACCCGTAAAGTCACGCTGCAGTGTGAGGATCATGACGGGCAGACGCTGACCGTTGAGGGCGAGACGCTCAATGACGCGATGAGCGCCATGATGATCAAGCTGGGCTCAATGCTCCAGCGGGACGGACAGACATGGCAGGAGTAAAGGCGCAGCGCGGCGGGCCATCGTTGCCACCACGCTGGACGGATTCGGACTGCACAGAGTGCGGCAAGGTCATCACCCTGGCTGATCCGAAGAAGCCCGTCTTCCCCGCTGCTCGGGTGAAGGTCATCACCTTCGTCGGAGCCAAGGGCAACGTGCGCCTGCACTGGCGACACAAGGGCTGCGTCAAGTGAGCCGGGTGAAGGAGTTCACCTTGCGTGGCGAGAAGCTCTGGGCGTCGCAGTACGGCACCAGCGCCGAAGTGTTTGACATTGACGGCATGCCCTACGCCAGACTCAGCACCTACGTCACGGGCGAGAATCCGCCCGCTGGCTTCTTCTTCTGCAAGGCGTACAGCGAGAACACCGAACTGGTGAACGCCATGATCGAGCAGGGCGCGCTGCTGATTAGTGGCGACCCGATCTTCTTGCCGCCGTTCGGTGCCAAGGTACTGATCGCCCGGCTCAACTCCGAGCACGAGCAGGTGCAGTGATGACGGGCCTTATCGTCACGCTGATGGTTGCCCACACGCTGATCGCTCTCGCCATGGGTTGGATCGGGCTCACGCATCACCGCGCCAGCTCAGGCATCGTCATCACGTGGTTTGGAATCAGCCTGCTCACGGTGGTGGCACTAGGGCAGGCGCTACGATGAGCCGCATGAGTGACCTTGACATTGACCTCAAGAACGCAGCGCGCAGCCGCATGGGCAAGAACAACCGCAACCGTGGCAACGGGCTGGAGCGCCGACTGGCTGCTGAACTGACTGAGGCTGGACTGGCTGGTGAACGAGTGGGGCAGTTTGGCTTGAAGGTAGACGTCCGTGCTTTGGGGCTGATCATCAGCGCCAAGAAGGGCGGCGCCTACTCCGAACGCTATGACAAATGGCTCAACGAGTTGACGCCTAAGGCTGACGAACTGGCGGCGCTGGTGGTAGAAGACGCCCCCGGCTCAGGCATTAGGGCACGTCGGCTGGTGGTCATCAGTTGGGCGTCGCTGGTGCAGCTGCTGCAAGAGCGTGAGGAGAAGGCGTGAAGATCGCACTGGCGCTGGCCCTGCTCTTCGCTCCGTTGACGAATCCCCAGCCACTCAGCGAGCCGCTGCAGCCCTACGCGATGGGCGTTCTGGCTGATCAGCCAGCCGTGCCTGAGGGGTACTTCGTCGGCACTGCAACATGGTTTGACGCTGAGCGGGGCAATCAGACGGCGTGGTACACCCGCGCAGGCATGACACTCTACGGAGCGATTGGCGCTGACGTGCACGCCTACAAGCAGCACTACTGGCGCACCAGTTGGGAAGTCAAGATCACCAGCTTGCTGACGGGCAAAAGCGTCATCGTTCACGTGGTGGATGAGTGCACCTGCTACGGCGTGCGCGCCAACCCCAACGATCAGCGACTCATCGACTTATCGCCGCAGGCTTGGGCAGTGCTTGGCGTCCCGCTCTCTCGTGGCGTGATGCCCATCACCCTTGACGTGCTGCCATGAGCAAGAGCCTGCGCCCCGACGTCATCAACAAGCGCGTGCTGGAGTCGTACCCCGGCAGCACTGCCGTCATCGCCAGCGAGAAGGTTGCCGCCAAGATGCGGGAGTGCGGGGTCAAGATCACGGGGCGCACCATCCGCAGCTACGCCAAGGCTGAGCGCCGACCGTCGGAGAAGTTCTGCATCATCTTTGCCCAGGCATACGGGCCCTTCGAGCAGGATGACTGGATGGATCGAGAAGAACTGCCGAAGCCGTACACCAGCCCGCGGCGCCCTGAGCTGAGTGCAGCAGAGAAGGAAGCCCGACGCTTGCAGATGCTTGTGGCACGATTCTGCAACTGGTGCGTTGGTGGTGACTTCGGCAGCGATAAGGTGCTGCGATGCCCCGACGCAACCTGCGTGCTGCGTCCAGCATCACCGCTGCCACTTGCAAGCAACGCTGCCACGAAGCGCGTGGCGTCACCTGATAGGTGGGACTGAGTGCCGTACAATCGCCGCACGCCGTCACCTAGTGGCGGCCCCCTCCCCGGCGCTGCATCCTCCCAGCGTCGGGGAGCTATACCCTCACTGCGTGAGCAGGTCACTGCATACCTGAACGCCAACCGTGACGTCATGCACCTGAAGCAGTGGACGCTCAAGGTGAGCAACGACATCCCAGCCGACGACTCATGGGCTGACGTTGAGGTCAGCGAGAATCTCTGGGAAGCCAGCGTTCGACTGAGCGGGGACTTCTTCAAGGAGACGCCAGAGAGTCAGCGCCGCATCCTTGCCCACGAACTGATGCACGTTCACAACGCTGCACTGGAGCGACTGATCGGCACGCTGAGCGGGGTGCTCGGCTCCCAAGCCTACGAACTGCTTGAGAAGGTGTGGGACATCGAAGGCGAGCGAGTCGCTGAGGCGCTCTCGTTCGTGGTGGCTGAGGTGCTGCCGCTCCCAGACTTCAAGGCGTGAGCCCCCTACGCTTCGCCCGGGCTTGCCTTACCTGCGGCATCTTGCAGCGAGTGGGCAACCGTTGCCAACCCTGCGCCAACAAGATCGTCACGAAGCGAGAGCATGAACGCTATGGCCCGAACGGGCGCAGCGTGTATGCCGACCCTGAGTGGCGCAAGCTGAGCCAACAGATGCGCGAAGAGTTCGGCTGGTGTTTTGCATGCAAGTCGACCACTGACTTGACGGTCGATCACGTGACGCCACTCATGCCGGGGCAGTCTCCCGTCGTCCCAATATCTGAGCTAGTGGTGCTCTGTCGCTCGTGCCATGGCAAGAAGACGGCACGGGGGCGGGTTAGAATCTAGCGATGACATACCCTCAGGTAT